CGAATCCGGCCATACGCAGCCAGCGGATGGCCAGCTCTTCGAGGGCGTGTCCCACCTCGAAGATGCGCAGCACGCGACCGGGAATCTCTCGACCCGGGTCGACAGGGGTTTGTAGATACTCGTATTGCAGCGCGCGCTCGCAGGCAACACCCAAGCGAGATGCACCGAGATAGTTGCGTCGGGGTTGCTTGTCACGATCGGCGCTAAGTGCAGCGTCGATGAGCACGCCGATCTGCTCATGTATCTTGGGACGGTGATTGAAATCCAGCATCAGAACGGCACTCCCGTCAAAGCCGGCTTGCCTTGCCGGGCGAGCCGCTCCTCAAGAAAGGCGCGATCCTTTTCTGCCATCCGCTCGTGCTCGACGAGCATGTGTTCCTGGTAGGCAGTCACCACTACGTCGATCAGCATCAGCACTTCATCTTTGCTGTAGTCCGCCTGCGGTCGCTGCATACCGATGGCGCCGACATACTCGCCAAGCGGCGCCAGGCAGGACGCCATGGCGGCGAGCTCCATATCACTGGGATCGATCATTTGCCCCTCCGTTTTCGTCATGAGCTTGCAGAACGCGTTCTGGCAGCGCATAGAGCAGAACACCCAGCGGTCCGAGTAGCGCCGTGGGTCGCTGCGCGGCAGGCGTGGATTGAAGTAGCCGAAGCCCTTGGCTTTGCGGGAGCAGACTGCACATTTCACGCGGCCTCCCGGTGGGCATCATTGGCAGCCACCACGAGGCGCTGAATCGACGACTTGTTGAACTGGAAGGACAACAGCGCCGAGGCCTGATAGCGCGTCATGCCAAAGTCGGCGCGCAGCGCCTGCGGCAGATACTGCAGTTGCTTGGGCGTAGGCGGCTCGTTCAGCCAACGCCGGGTCTTGTGAGCGGAGTCAGCCGACTCGCGGTCGTTTAGCCAGTCATCGGCTTGGGCCATGCAAACCGTGCGGTCGCCAACGGCCAGCAAGCGGGGCTGCAGATCCTTACCGCCGCCCACGGCGTGCCAGCGGCCGTTCAGGAAGAAGACGCCACCCCAGGCGTTGAAGCCAGTCGCCATCAACGCGTCATCGCAGCCAAACAGGTCGCACCAGCGAAAATTGGAGCGCTTGAGCAGATCGATCTCGGTCATCACGAAATCGGCCAGCGCATCACCTTCCTCGGTGGTCTCGTTCTCCCAGACGAAGCCGCACAGCGGGCATTCGCGGCAGCCCAGCGGGACGGTGGCTTCACAGGACGGGCAGTCCTTGGTGGGCGCTTCCCCGTGATGCTGGTGTCCGTCGAGATTGACGTCCTGTTCCAATGAACCGTGCATCAAGGTCGCGGTGCCAAAGTCCAGGATCACGCAATCAGTCTTGATGACGCCCGGATGCTCCGTTGGGTCTATCGTTCGCAGGCCACGCCCGATCATTTGGGTCAGCGTGGACTTGTGCGAACTGGGTCGCAGCAGAACCACGCAAGAGGTGGGTGTGAAGTCGTACCCTTCAGTCAGCACAGCCACATTGACCACGACCTGCGCGGTGCCGGATTCGTACTCGGCCAGTCGTGTCTTTCGCTCTGCGTCTGAGAGCTCGCCGTGCACGATCACGGCGGATACACCGGCATCCTGAAAGGCCTGGCGCACACATTCGGCATGGGCGACGGTCGAGCAGAACACGATCGTTTTGCGGTCGCCGGCCTTCTCGCGCCAATGACGGATCACCGCATCGGTGATGGGCGTCTTGTTGAGAATCGCCTCGACTTCCGTCATGTCAAAGTCGGTGGCCGTGCGACGAACTCGCGTCAACTGCTCCTGGGCACCGACATCGATGACAAAGGTGCGGGGCGGCACGAGGTGGCCGGAGGCGATCAGCTCGCCCAGCGTGATTTGATCCGCGACGTTGCTGAAAACCTCCCGCAGTCCCTTGCCGTCACTGCGGGCAGGTGTCGCGGTGACGCCGAAAATCTGAGCATGCGGGTTCTTGTCCAGCACGCGATCGATCACGCGGCGATAGGACGCCGAGGCTGCGTGATGCGCTTCATCAATCACCAGCAGATCGAGTGTTGGTATCGCTGCGAGATGGTTGTCGCGTGACAGCGTTTGCACCATCGCGAACGTGGCACGCCCGGACCAGGACTTGTCCTTGGCATCGAACACGGAGGTGCTGACGCCCGGATTCACCCGTGCGAATTTGGTCAGGTTCTGGCCGGTCAACTCATCACGGTGGGCGAGGATGCAGGCCTTGGCATCTCGCTCGGCCAACAGGCTGCCGGCCACCGCCGACAGCATGATGGTCTTGCCCGATCCGGTGGGGCCAACAGAGAGGGTGTTGCCGTGTTGGGCGAGCGCCGCCAGGGAGCGCTCGACCAGCAGGGCTTGTCGGGGGCGGAGCATCATGGCGGCGTCCCCCTTACTGTGCCCAGCTCGGGCGACCCGGCACGGAGGCACGGCCCGTGGCCTGGGCATACGCGTTCGGGCCGTTTGCGGGTGCTGGCGCTTTCGCCGCTCCCTGCGCGCCACCCATGAGGGCGGCGTAGTCCTTGTGGTCGGGTGTGATCGCAGCCTTGATCACGCTCTTGTCTTGGCCGTTCTGGTCTTTCTCCCAGTCGACTTTGCCGAGAAACTCGATGCCATCGAGATCGGCAAACCCACTGATGCGGCGCGCGTTCTGCGCGGCAGGACTGTTGTCGCCAGGATGAACGCCGCGCGCTGAGTTGAGGATCGCCTTGACGAATGTGCGGCCCATGTTGGCCCACTCAGGGCCCTTTGGGCTGTGCAGGCCGATCAGAGACCACATCTTGCGACGGGCGAACTCGCCCTCCATCACGACGAACTCGCAGTTCAGGTACACCGAGCCGGTGTTGTCGTTGCGAGTGGCGTAGCCGCCGGTCCAGCCTTGCGACGGATCATCGAAGCCACCCGGCTTGATGGTCATGCGGACACGCACCAGCGTGCCCTTGGGAATCAGGTCGAAAGAGGTCTGTTCGGAAGCGGAATTGAAATCGAAGTAGGTCATGATCAGGGCTCCTGAGTGGAAGTGGATTCGGTATTAGGGACAGGCGCGGCAGCGGGCGCGGGGCGCGCGAAATCGAGCCGTTCGGTAGCGGGCTTGGCCGGGCCGGCGATCTTTTCCATCAGGCGGCCGAGGTGCGGCTCCTCGATCGGATCGAGACGGCCAGAGCGGTCCTTGGCGGGGTAGCCCCATGCGTTCAGCGTGTGGCAGACGAAGGCGCGGCAACTGGTGCCGTCATCGGCTTTCAGCTCGGCCAGGGTGACCACCTCATCGACGATGCCGGGCAGTTCTAGGCCGGTTTTGGAGCCGTCGATCTGCAGGGAGAACACGCGGCGATTGAAGTCGTCGAGGCGCTCGTCGAGGATGCCGACGAACCACACGTTCTTGCCGCGCGTGTGCTGCAGGTGGGTCAGCCAGGCGATCATTTCCTGGCCCATCAACCCATACGCACCCCGGCTGTCGGGTTTGCCGGTCTTCTCGGAGTAGGCCTGGGGCTGACCCTTGCACCATTGCAGGCACAAGCGTCCGGCCACGGTGATGGAGTCGACGAACACGGTGTCGTACTTGTCCAGCACGACCGGATCGCCGAAGCGCGCGCACACGGCATCGAAGTGGGCCTGGCTGAACGGCTGGTCGTCGCGCAGCGCCGGGTTCGGTCCGCCGATGTACACCGCGAAGTCACGACACTCCTGCCAGGTGCGCGGACGGATCGTGTCGCCCGCCCAGCCCTCGACGGCCAGATCCCCAGCTTCGAGATCGAAGAACAGCGTGGCAGTGGGTTTCAGCGTCCAGAGCTGTGACGTCTTGCCGATGCCGCTCTTGCCGACGAGCACACCTTTCACGCCGCGGCGCTCGGCCAAGCGCTGGTCTGCAGTAATGATGGGGAGGCTCATTTGCTGGCCTCCTCGGTGCTGATGTTGGCGAACGCGTCCGCGACGGTGGTCACGCCGAGTGCGCCGCGCTTGCGAGCCATCTCGTACAGGTCACGCAGACCGCCCAGACGGCGATGGATCAGACGGGATTCCGACTCCATGCCCTGGATCGCGAATGCCAGGTCATCGATGGTGGCGTCCTCGAGGCGACGCACGACTTCGTCGGGGCGATTGCCGTCCAGCGCCGGGATGCGGATGTTTTCCGGCAGATCACGGAGATACAGTTCGGGCTGCTTGCGCAGCAGTTCGAGCAGCGTAGGTTTGGTTTTCATGGCGATTACTCCTGAAGCAGAGCGAGACGAAAGCCCGGCTTGCCGGTCTTGAGGGTGCGTGCCGGAGCGAAGGCGCTCTTGAGCGACTCGGGCCACGCGTTGAACTTGGTTTCCGAGATCCG